TATATATACCACCATTTATTGCAGAATTATAGTATATGTCGATATTAGTCTTTATATTCATAGCATTGATGATACTAGACTGACCTTGAGTTCTTAAAAGTGTCATTGCATTGGCAGATGCAGTTAGACCAAGTTCAAGGCGCGTTTCTTTTTCCTCCTCTTCATCATCTTCAATTTTAGTTTCATCTTCATCATAGTCATAATTTAAATCATCTTCAATATTTTCTACAACAGCATCATCTTTTAGTGCATCGTATATTTCATATTCAGGTATTTCAGGTATAGGCTCTTTATATCCAGCACAGCTTGGGTCAGCTTGTGGGTCAAAACATTTGTCCATTCTAAATGTATAAATAACAACAGCGTCTTCTACTGAACCCTGCCCTTCAATTTCAATAGAACCATCACCCCAATTAGGTGCTGGTATGTTTGCTAATGAAAATTGCTTGAGAATAGTATTGCTTGGCACTCCTGACCAATCATCTGTTTCTCTAAATATATATCCAGCACCATTAGCATTCTTATTGCCAATATGCACCTTCATATCATCTTCAGTGTTTTTTACAGTTCTATAGCGATATATTAAGCCATTTATGTCTAAACCGCTTCCAGAAGGCAAAATATTGCCCATAGACCAGCTTAAAGCGGCACTAGCGGCGTTTGAGCTTGTTCCGTAAGTATATGGCTCACATTGCGAGTAAGAAGGCCAGAGTGCTAATAATAACCCCCAAGCCAATTTTTGTTTCCGTATTGCCATCAAATATATTCCTTACTGGACTATTTTGCTCATATTCAATTTGATCTTCAACAGCTTGCATTTCCCAAGCCAATCTAGCCTTATCGCCTATCAACCCATCCTTGGGACAGGGCGTCCCCGCGTTCATCATCGCGTCAAACACTCTTTCATCTTGGCACATGACTGAAACAGCGGCGACCTTCATCCCCATGTCATACATGACCTTTGCATTTTTGAGCTTTTCGCAATTCATATCTCTGACTGTTCGACCAGCAGATATGCCTAATATTTGTGTTTGAACTGCCCCTGCTACACCTACAGTACATAAATCAGAATTACTTGCGCTTATTTGTGGTGTTATCGCAGAAGGCGGTGGGCTATTGATAGTAGTTTCCATAGTACCATCTGATCTTACTGTGCTTTCAGATTTTATTGTATCATCATCTTCGGCCATTGCGGGGAGTGAAAAGAAAACAAACAACAGAACAATTTGAATAATCTTCATAATCAATACCCTTAGAGCTTTGTTTTAATATCTGACCATACTGCTATTGCTACAAAACCTAATACTGCCAATGTTACCCACCTAACAATAGTTTTGCCAACTGAACTTTTAGTTGCTCTCCACCCTTCTAACAAGTCACGCAATTCTTTTACATCATGAACGGCGTTTTCGTCATGCAAGCCAATCCGCGCCAAAGCGCGATCAGAACCTTTTTCTGCGGCTTCTAATATTAAGAGCTTTAACTCTGCTTTAGTAATGCCATGCATTTTTCCCCCATCAGATGATGTCATCTGTTATCTCTACATCAATAAATTGATTATTTGGAAAGGTTTCTATTTCTCCACCTGTGTATGTAACTTCAAATTCACACTCAAAAGAACCAATAGTATCAGTGTCTCCTGTAGCCCATTGATAATAAACAATCCCGTTTGCCGCGTTTGATATTGTAGCGGTAGCATCAATTTTAACTGTAGAACTTCCAATTGGACGCATGTGAAATCTCACCGATGTTGAGGTCAAATTAACCACAGCACCAGTTCCGTCTTTTAGTGTTACCTGTAATGCAGGTGATGTATCATTTTGTTTTATAAAGAACGCCATGTCTTTTCCTTACAACTTTTACGCGGCTATTTCAACGCTATTTGGTTTCTGAACTGTTAATGTACCAGTGTTGGGGTCACTAACTACTAATTCTGCTAGACTTATACTCTCTAAACCTTCTTCTGCAATTCTGCCTAATGCCGCATTATATACTAGCGTTGGTATTGTGGGAGCTCCGCTTAAAATATTATTCGCATTGTATTCGTGACCTTGCACAAAGGTAATTTCTGGCAAAATAGGACGACCAGTAAGTAAACGATCATTCTCTAATTCATGCCCTTGGTTAAATGTAGCTTCATCAATAATGAAAGCTGAAGATAAAAGTTCATTCGTAGTAAATGTTTCTTCCTCTGATGCAGAAACTTCTTCAACTATAGGGGGGGCGGTGTTTAAATTTGCAGTTGAGATAACATGGTCGCAAATCATCACACCCTCTGCAATATTAGGTGAAGAACCCGTTATATCATCTCCAGAAAGAATGTTTTCTTCTGAAATATCGGCTTGATCAAGTATATATGCGCTTGAAACTAACGTAGTACCAGAAAGTGCATTTTCTTCGGTAATATCAGCATTGCCCAGAATTGGTTGCAAAGTTACTAGATTTGTTGTTTCTAAAGTTTCCTGCTCAAAAGCTGATGTATTAGGTACTGATGGACTGCCTGTATTAATGTTCAAACCATCAAAATTATGACCTTGAATGATAGTAGAGCCAGAGATAGCCACGTTTCCAGTTTCTAAGTCTGAAGTTGAGAATGTTTCATCTTCTGACATTGATTGCGCTGGTACAGAAGGAACTCCACTTAATAGCTCTCCAGATTGCACCGCATGCTCCTGAAGGATTGTAGCTGTAGCTACTAATGGTGCGCTTGAAGAAAGATCACCCGTAGTAAATTTCTCACCTTCGCTAACAAATTGATCTGGAACATCGGGAGCGCCTGAAAGCAATTCACCAGTGTTAAATATATGCTCTTGAGCGATAGTCGTTAGTGATGGGATTGGCCTGTTAGAAACTAAATCAAATGCAGAGAAGGTTTCATCTTCAAACATTGTTGCAATTTCAACATCAGGAGTTCCAGAAATCAGTTCATTGATTGATATTACATGAATTTGACCAAAAGATGTAGTTCCGACAGTCGGCAATCCTGAAGTAATATTATTTGCGCCAAAATTATTGTCTTCAGTTATATCTGAATTACCAACAACAGGGGCAGATGTAGATATTCCAACAGCACTAAGTTCATATTTTTCTGTGCCAGCATCAGCAAAAGGCGAACTTGCAAAGGCACTAGCACCAAAAGACATTATAAAACTCCTGTTAAATTATACCATATATATCATCTTTTTCCGTCCAGACCAAATAACCATTTTCTTCTAGCTTTGAGCATAAAAGAATATCATCAACGTGCTTGTGCTCAATCTTAATAAATCTTGGTTTTGTTCGAAAAGAATAATTCATAATAATGTTAAGTTCATGGCCTTCTGTATCTATTTTCAGAAAATCGACATAATCCACAAGGGACATAACATAGTCTAGGGTAGAACAACCAACAGTAATCTTTTCTTCAAAGTCACCTTTTCTATCAGGGTGTTCACTTAATTTGTATCCAATGTGGTTTTCAGAAATAATATGAGAACAACCAGTGAGCCAACCTTCATCACGCGCTACAGCCATTTCTAAAGCGCCATTATTGTCTGATACAGCGTGATTTCTTACCTCAACATCGTATCCTTCATACTGTTTTTTTACCCTCTCATAAAGATATGGTACTGGCTCAATGCAAATTCCTTTCCAACCTGACTTCGCAAGAGGAAGGCATGTATTGAAGTCAGCTGAACCAATCTCAACGAATGTTTTAACCATTTACGTCACCACTATAACGGCTTGTCCACATAGTTAGGCTATATTTTACACCAGATTTTAACTCATTTACATAATGACCATGTGTAACTTGTGCTGGGAATAAAATACACTGACCATTTTTTACGTTAATATTTGAAAAATCCTGTCTTGGGAAAATTAGTTCTGCGCCTTCATAGTAGCTATTAAGCTTAACACTACCAGTTACCAAAGATGCATCTGTATGCAATGCTAGAGAAGTTTGCGTGTCTGTTGTATATCTCATAGTAAAAGCATCTCTAAGGCCGTAATGTTCCATTGGTGGCCAATACTTTTCAGAAATTTTGCCTAATTTTTCATGCCAAAGCCTTTCGTACTCATGCCATAGACCCAATTCTTTAAGTCTTATTTCTTGCGCTGGAAATTTATCGCCATCCATAGAACCCCAATTTCCAAGGCTTTCGGATTTATCTATTAAGAATTTACATTGATTTTCAGTTAAAAAATCTGTTACCAATATATCTTGAGCAACTTCTTTATAATCTAAAGTCAAATAATATGGGCTTACAACTTCTGCCTCTATTTTTGTAAATCCAAATTTGCTTGCCATTTCTACAAAAAAATCTTTAGCCGAAACTCCACCATTGCCATGATATATACATCCACAACATTTTGTTAGGTCGTTCCATAGCTGTCCTTTAACAACTTTAATCTCAGGCTCATGGTTCTGAAAAATATATGCTTCATAATCAAGTTTTACTGTAAAATCAAAACCACCTTTAAGATATTGCAAATATCTTCTTTGGCAAAAAAGCTGGTCGTCACCGTAGCTATTTCCATCGCCTACAGAGCTAGAAACAAACTTGTGAATTGCACTAGCCTTACCGATATACAAACCGCTGTTTAGGTATTTATATTTTGTACCAGTATCAGGAAACAAGTGTTCATCATGTTCTTTAGGCCAGCAATCGCTTTCTGCCCCAAAAACAATATCGGCGTCTATTTGAAAGTAGCGTTCAAGAATAGTTTCTGGGCTGTCCGCAAGAAATGTATCATACCCGTCCATGAAAAGTATGATGGTATCGTCTGGGACAGTTGACAGATATTCGTTAATCAATTGTATTTTTGGCATACCGGCCAAGCCCGTCATTTCATCTCGCCAAGGGTGATCTTTCCCAAGGTTTACTACCTTTACGCCGTATTTTTCCGCAGATTGCTCTAAAGCCCACATTTTTGAGTGTTCGGTTGCTACAGTAACAATTCGAAAGTCTTTTTTATTATTTTGCGTCATGTTATCCTCCTCTATAGTTGATGGTCTTTGTGACCTTGGTATTTGTTTAACAATTTCTGGACGATAAAAATAGTTAAAACTGCCTTTCAACTTTAAGGGCAACCACTCATCTGCTGGTATAATCGCATTAGAAAAGCCATTTATAAGCTCTAATGCGGTTGTTGGAGTTATGGCATAAGCATGAGCATTGTACCAATACCCCAGAGTATTCTCTCTATAGCCTAGCCAAACGCTATGGTGAGATTTTAAAATTCCTTCAATTTCGGAGACATCAAAACTAGAGAATACTGCGTCTTCTTCCAAAATTATTCCAGAAACGCCAGATTTTGCAATTTTCTGCCAGACGCGTAAATGGCTCACAGAGCAACCGAACTCTGCTTTAAGCAACCTTCGGTTATGTATTGGGTCTAACCAAGCTCTATCGGGCTTACAGCCGGTTTCAGCCTCTAAATCTTCCCAACTTTTCCCCCTTGCGTCAAAAGCATCGCAATAAAGGGAAATTTGGTAGACTTTCATAGTTTATTCTATAACAACATTCGGAATAGGCTGTATTGCAATTAATTCATCAACTGTAGAAGCCGCATCTATAGAAGATAATGCTGGTGAATTTCTTAGCGCTTGCTTATCAGCAATTATTTGTGTTGTATCAGCACCCGTTTCAAGAGCCTTCATATAAGCTGTGTCTAAATCTGCTAATGGCTTTACTCTAGCTTGACGTATTTTATCACGCCAAATATCTTTAGCTTTATCCATGTTTACAGATATAATACCTGTATCTGAGTTTGCTTCCCAACCTTCACGGAATGTACGTTCTGCTGGTATTTCATATTTTGCGCTGTTGTATTCTGTTGCGCCAATCTTTATAAATATAGACATTTATTTCACCTTGCTACGATTGCAGAAACTATTGATGCGTCTTGAATAGTATTAGACCCAGCACATTGAAGG